ATAATATGAGTAATGGTTGGATAAAACTGCATCGTAAAACTTTGGATAATCCCATAGTAATGAAAGACACAGATCATCTTGCTGTCTGGATGTGGTTGTTATTAAATGCTACCCATTCAGACCATGATACAATATATGAAGGTGAAAGAATAACCCTAAAAGCAGGACAATTTATTACAGGTAGAAAGATCATTTCTAAAGAGTTAAAGATTAATGAGAGTAAAATACAACGAATTTTAAAAACCTTCGAAATCGAACAACAAATTGAACAACAAACAAATCCTCGATGTCGTTTAATATCAATACTTAGGTGGACAGACTATCAGCTAGATGAACAACAAAGTGAACAACAAGTGAACAACAAACGAACACTAAACAATAAGACTAAGAATAATAAGAAAGATATATATGCTCAAGAGTTTGAAAAACTTTGGTTATTAGTACCTAAAAAAGTTAGTAAAAAGAAAGCCTATCAAAAGTATATACTCGCTGTTAAAAAGAAAGACCATAATGAGATTTACACAGCTTTTAAAAACCAAGTTGATAATAATTGGAAGGATACCGATCCAAAGTTTACACCTGCCTTAGATGTGTGGTTAAATAATGAAAGATGGGACGATGCTGTTATTAAATCTACAGTACAGACTGTTAACAAAAAGAAACAATTTAGATTACTGCCATCTGGGATGTATAAAGGATATTGTGCAAAATGTGCTGATACTATGTATTTAAAAAGAGAAGAATTTTATAAGAGTAGTCCTTGCTGTGGGGTTGAATTTGTACCAGAACAGCCAAAAGTTTATAAGGGTAAAGATTACACCGAAGAAACACTTAATCAAATAATGAGGGGATAATATGAGTTTATTT